AAAAAATCTCATGCAATAAACCCTTGAGAATTAACAGAAAACAAGAAAAGCGAAAATAATTATTAAAATGTTGTAGACATTGTGAGTAAATCCGCTTACTTTGAGTCCGTCACCGCGCATTGGTGGCCACAACAACTCCAACTCGAACTTGAACATGAACACACTTAAAATTGCTGGTATTGAATTCGAACCTGCCGAAATTACAACGGCGGTAAATGATGGGAAAACATTCCTTGCGAAAGGTAGAACGCTTTACACTCTCCGTCAATCGCAGGGCGTATATTATGCCAGCCCCGTTTACAAGGAGCGAGGAGCTTTGCCGCTGGTATCCCGTGGACGCTTCGCGCTACTAACTGCCGCCGCTGCTAACAAATTGATTGGCTTCGAACTCTGCCTTGCATAATTTCCAACAACCAACAACCACAACTTGAACATGACAACACAACACGACAACACGACACAAGCCGCCCTTGCCATCATAGCAGCAAGCCCCGCAACATCCGCATGGAAGCGCGGGGTTAAAGCATATGCGCTCGAAATGGTTGAGGAGCTAGCCGACCAGCTGGACCCGACATATAGCCCCGAAAAACTGTTAAACGGTGCTAGGAATTGGAGCGAGTATTCTTGCGGAGGCAACGCGCTGATTTACAATTCCGACATTGCAGAGAGACTCTGCAGCCCATCCGAGCTGAAGCGCACCAAGAAAGGCGACAACCAGCCGAGCAAAACCGAGACATGGATGGACGTGCAAACGCGCGCCCTACGCCAAGCCGCTCGTTTGATTGATTCCGCTTACAGACGCGCCGAGAGACCAGCAAGCGCGGTCTGTATCAAAATCAACCGACGATTGGCTCACGGATTGATCGAATGCGAAATGATCTAAATTTAACACAAACCACTATGCAACCAACTTGCTCACTAATCCGCCGTCCTATCCGCCGCAATCCATGGCGGAAATGGCTCACTATCACCGCCGAAATCATCGGGGGAGTCCTCACGATTGCTCTACTTGTAACACTCACCCTCCTATCCTTAGCACTATGACCACGTACACAGCACTATCCCAGCGTATCCGCTCCGCCGCATCCACCGCCGATCTCGAAGCATTAGAAAAGCGATGCGACAGGCACTATGCAGCTGGCACTATCACGCCCCGCGAGCTTGCCCGATTGGATGGGATGATTATGGAGCGAATCGCATTACTGAACCAATAAAACACAACACAACACAGCACGAAACCATGCAAACTATAACAGGAAATACCTACCCCGTAAAAGACACGCTCAAAGCTATGGGCGGAAAATGGAACAAGATAGCCAAGGGCTGGGATGTCCCCGATGAAGTAGCAGATGAGGCGCGAGCCCTAGTCTCAGGCGCACCAAGCCGTAGCATTAGCCACAGATATGATAAAACCACATTTTACCGCATGAACAGCGGAGCCGTGATTTACCGCAACAGATCAGGCATGTGTGAAGATGCGCCATGCTGCGGCTGCTGCGGCACAGATAGCCACTGATGAGATCTCAGGCAAAGATCGAAACACCCTGCGGGGTGTATGGCAAATGCCAATTACAACATGATATTATACCAAAAAACAGAAGATCCCCTCGTTATCATCACCGACAGCAAGACAAAGGACGTGCAGACTAAAAAACTAGTCGGCACTTACTTCAGAATCATTCCCCCCGCAAATGATCGCGTAAATTTTGTGCTGACATGCTCAGAAATGCACGTCGACAGATGGGCATCGGCTACAGATTCAACAATGATCATTTCTGAGAACCTAAGAAAACAACTAGTCTCCCTTTTCTCATGCTGATCGACAACAAAAGCGCGTTAATCCAATCCGTTGCTGATGTTCTCGGGGTGACTCCCGATGCTATCGCTGGCAAGCGTAAACGGTATTCCGAGGCTCTCGCTAGGCAAATCGTGATGACGCTATGGAGTGAAGCTCACTCGCTCCAGGACTCAGCCGAAATCGTAAACCGAACCCATCACACAGCAGCATTTTACGCACGTAAAAAGACTTATGAACGCTTGCACTATTGCGAGAAGTCAAAAGAGCGAATGCATAAGATACTGCAAAGATATTCAGAAATTATACTTGAACAAACCGAAACAAACCACTAAAAAACTTTTGTGCGGGACATTCCGCACTATCACAGCACCAAAATACAATGAACCTAGAACACAGCACACCAGAATTGTTCACCGCGCTCGCTAAGATGCAAGGTGAAGTAGAAAACGCCACAAAAGGCTCGCTAAATCCACATTTCAAATCGAAATATGCGGATCTCGCCGAGGTCTTGAACACCGTTCGCCCCGTCTTGGCGGCAAATGGCTTGTCAGTCATCCAATCGCCCTCGTTTGACGGTGGGATCTGCCACGTCACTACCACTATCGCTCACAGCGGTGGAGGGTATATTTACGGCACTATGTCATGCGTCCCAGCAAAACAGGACGGGCAGGGCATCGGGGCAGCGACAACATACCTGCGCCGTTACTCGCTGGCAGCGGTCTGCGGGGTAGCACAGGAGGACGATGACGGGCAATCTGCCGCACATAACAAATCGGCAGTATATCCGCTTATTTCAAGCGGTGAAGCTGCCAGAATTCGCGAGAACATAGAAGCTCTTGCTATCGACGAACCCGCATTTTTGAAACACTACGGGGTTACCTCTGTAGCACAGCTAACCACTGACAAAATCGCCAGCATCGACAAAGCATTTGCAATCAAAGCCAAAGCCAAACCATGAAAAACGCATCTATTGAATACAACTTGGGCAGAGCGTATTATTCACGTTCCGCATCGCCGACGAACCTGTCAGGACCTGTCAGCAAGTCACTACTATGGGATTTCAACCAATCTCCTTACAAATGGCGGCACAGCACAGGCAAGGAATCGACCCGCGCCATGGATCTAGGCACACTGATACACGCAGCAATCTTAGAGCCAAACATCCCGCTAGATGTCATCGCCGCAGTATCGCCATTCTCCGACTTCAGGACTAAAGCAGCCCAGGAGTGGAGAGACGATGCGCGAGCCATGGGCAAAATGATTGCTACAGATGACGATATTCGCGCTGCTAGTGGGTGTGAAGCGGTCTTTTCTGAGGACTATGCGCAACGCTTTGCTGGTGGTTACAAATCCGAGGTGGCAGTCTTTGCCACTATCGGGGCAACGGACATAAAAGGCATGATTGACCTTGTGCCTGACAACCTAGACCTGCTGGTGGATCTGAAAACGACTGCCAAAATCGGCAATCTGCGCAACATCACCAACACTATCATCGACCGAGGCTATCACTGGCAAGCAGCGTTATACTTGGATCTGTGGAACGCAGCAAGCGGTGAAAATCGCACTCGCTTTGTGATCTGCTTTATCGAGGTGACAGCACCGTATGAATCGGCATGGGTGGAAGTCTCACCTGAGCTGATCGAAGCGGGGCGTGTAGGCTACATGAACGCACTTGCGAAATGGCAGTCATGCGTAGCTGTAGGCGTATGGCCGCGCCAGCATGAGGGAATCACCACTATCGAAAAACCTGCTTACCTATAAACCAAAAAGAGGGGGCGCGCATCTCACACCACGCGCTTTATATTATGAAGAAAAAATATGATGCAGTCGCCACCGTGGGCAAATACACGAAGGACGGAATAGAGAAAAAGCGTTATTTGACCGTAGGAGCGGTTTTTGAGAGCGATGAGGGTAAACTTACCCTAAAGCTTGAAGGAGTGCCTGTATCGCCCGATTGGAGCGGTTGGATCGCATTCTACGAGCCAAAGTTAGGATACACTGGAACAACTGAGAACGACACACCGCCATTCTGATGAGCATCTTCGACGACACGCCGCTGGAAATCGGAACGCAATACTATGATAAGGAAATCATCGGGTGGAATCCTGATGAGAGAAAATATCTAGTTGCTTGCCCACGCTTTCGCACGAAGGAGCTTTGGCTCTCCAAGGAGAAGGTGGATGCTGAATATGGGAATAGTCTCATGGCAGGAGTAGAGTGCCGTGAGTCGAAGCCAGGAAGCAGCTACAACACCCGATACTTCAGAAGTCGGGTAGATAGCCCAGAATGAAAAATATCCTTGCCACCTCCATCCAATCATGCAAACTGACCACATGAAAACGCCAACGTATTCACCAGAAGAGGCAGAGAAAAACGGCTACAAGTCGATTACTACGCTTTATTTCTTCAACGATGAAGCAGACATGAAATATCTCTCTGCTGTGTTGGCTGACATGGTAAATGTTAAACATTGCCTTATAAAAACGCTCCGAGGAGTGGAGGTGGCTAGGCTTAAAACTGAGATCCTATGAACTTGTTCCCAGAATTACCAGAAGAGGAATCACCCCGCCTAAAATGGATGAAAGCGAAGAATATCCACACGCTGAAAACCAAGGACAACAGATGGGTAGCATACAAAAGCGAGACACAGCACAATTTTACCCACGAGGATGAGATTGACGCTGTTGTCGGTCTTGCTAAGAAGCTGAAAATCAAACTCTGGAAAGAATGATTGACTCCGCGCCCGATTGTGCTAATCTACTTCCGACAGTGCTAAGTGCGCGACTCTTGCGAAGCGAACCAGACTTAGCCATACAACCCCGTCAGCACCCACTGGCGGGGTTTTTGTTTGTAGATTCTGGATGCTTTCCATCTTGCCATTCAGCACTTTCACGACATCCAAACTTCAACACTCGATGGCGATACACGCCGCACTTGAGGCACTTTTGCTCTGTTTCGACACCGTAGCCATTGCAAGCCGTTACCGACCAGAAACTTAGTCCTAGCGATACCGAGCCATGACGGCAGCGAAACCAATGCTTTATGAGTTGCTTAATTTTCATCTCGTTTCCTTTCTCAATTTGTCCAGCTCGCAACGGACAAAGCTCAGATCGTCCTCCAGCTGGGTGATGCGCTTCACCTGCGAAGCGATGACCTTTTGCGCTTGCTTGTCGGAAAACGGTCGTTTGCTTTTTGGTAATGATTCGACAAGGTGGTCGTATCGTTCTTGCCAGTTGATTTCCTCACTCATTTTTTCGTTGGTTGGATATGACTCAAACACCACTGTATATGACTTAAACACCAATCTAGCTATTTCGTCACAATCATCCTCGGTGGTGAGACATCCGCAAATGTCTCGCAGTCTTTGGAAAAGTGGTTTTCTATGTTCTCCTTGTATTGTTTCCTCACTCATATCGTTCTTTCTTTCTTCTGTATTCTCTCCTTTTTATTTCTGTACACAATTAGTCTCATAACCTCCCTAGAGCACACACGATGAGAAACAATATCTACCATGCGCTTTTATGATCGAAATCAGCCCCTTAGGAGTCAACCTCCTGCCACCTCTGCTTAGTCTCATGGTGACAACACGCTGGCAGCTTTCCCGCTTCCCGTGCCTAGTGATGAGTGTGGAAGATTCACGTCTTCTCGCGGTGTCCTTTGTTTTGGTCTGTCTTCAGAATCGAACAGGGGCAAATGAAAAGCCCGTTCAGGCTACTACCTCTGAACGGGCTTCGATGCTATTTGAACACACAGCAAGAAAGTCTTTTACGGCGGTAGTAGCGCACGAACGAGAGAAGAATAGAACAAGATTGGAAAAACGCAAGAAATAATTTTCAAGCGGTGAAAAAATATCCCCCAAAGTGCGCATCGTTGAGAGGCGTGGGGGATCTGCTCACTTGCTAGGCGGCATACACCGTTTGACAAGTTCGCGGCAATTATACCAATACCCAAAACGTTGTCAAATAAAAAGACCGCATCACCTCCGCTGAGTCTTCCCAACGCCTTAGATGATGCGGTCAGTGTGATGTTACCAAGTTGGAGCTTGTCACCATCGAAATGCTAGACCCGCAGAGCGAATCCGTATCCTTTTCTGCATCGTGGCAGATAGGCGAGCAAAAGATACCAGTCAGCGAGCGATTGTCAACTCACGATTTATCGGTATCATCGGACGTAAATCGGACGTATGGCAGACGTAAATCCCTAACAAAATACACGCTGGAGGCATTGATTTTGCAGGGAAAGTGAAAATAGTTAAAAAAAGTTGTTGCGTTTTTTCGCGATTCTGGCAAGTTTCGGTCGTCGCGCAACAAGCGGCGGAACACACAATATGAGCCAACTACTACAAATCGCCAATCTCGCATCAGACCTAATCAAAAACGCAAACACTATAGACAAGGCAAGCACGCTGATTCAAAAATGGTCGCATAAGGATTTAGGACCAGCTAATGAGTGGCTTACATCAGCCGCGCATTGGGAGGCTCGCAACCAAGTTTTTGGATGGGGAAAATAATACAAGCAATCGCCAAAGATCAAACCAACCTACCATGAACAACTACCAACGCCTCCTTATTAACCAGCGCAACCGCAACGCCGAGCTTATACGCCGCGCAAATACTCGCCGCCGAGCTTAAGGGCGCGATGCAAGCTCAGGATGCACCGCAAAAGCCAACTCCAGACGCTGACGGGTGGGTGGAGAATAACGGGGTTGATCCTGAGTGTATGATTGCGGAATGAAGATTGATGGAAGGATATGAATTACATCACTTAAGGGATTCGCGCGAGTTGTGTTGGCGGTTGGATTTACTAAACGCAACAATAACCCACTACCGCCCCGCATGAAAACAACCACTAAATCCATCGCCATGAACGAACACATCGCCAACCTCACCGAGGCCGAAGCCAAGCTTATGCTGCAATTCGCAATGCAGGATCTTTGGGCTGTAATTTACACCCCACACGGAGCAACAGACGCAGCGAGACTAGGCTGGCTCATGCAGAAAATCGAAACCCTCTCCAAAGAGAATACAACACAACCATGAGCAATACAAAAGAACAACGAGCGCAGAAACGCGCCATCATCGCCGCATCAGTCCAAGAGCGAACCCATCGAGCCATCAGTGTTAAAATGCCGATTGCGCTTGCTGACCGCTTAAAACTAGAGGCAAAGGAAAAGCGCAGAATCTTTACGGGCTATGTGCTGGAGAAGCTCGAGCAAGGAATGGAGGTGGCGAAGTGAGCGCGATTAACGATGGAGGCAGTGCGTTTCCGTTTGGCGATTATACAAACGAAGGCGAACAAGGCATGAGCCTTCGTGACTACTTTGCGGCGGCGGCTTTATCAATCGCTCAAGCTAATTGGCAAAAGCACAACGACGAAAACAATGAAGGCGAAGAGCCTGCAAAATCACTCGTTGCCGAAGAAGCCTATGAATACGCAGACGCAATGTTAGCAGCGAGAAAGGAGGTCAGCCGTGGTTGACTTCATCAAAGCGCATCCGATGTTTGCCAGCTTTTGCGTGATTGTCGGAATTTACGCAATCGTTTTTATCCTTTGCCTTCTCAAATCAGCCAAAGACCCGTATGACAATTAAGATCTTAGAAGCGTTTTACACGCTCGCAACCGCACTCACGGCTGGGCTAGTCGCCTGGATAATTCTACCATAACAAACATGAACACACAGAACACACCATCACACGCATACAGAATGCAAGAAGTTATAGACATCGGTTTCAACGCTGAAAATACACTGGATGAAAATGACACCGTGCCACTAAAGGTTGGACAGCTTGCTGATTTTGTCAGACACTACTGCGAGTTGTGCCAAGCACTAGTCGACCATGAGATTGAGGCATTATCTCACGCTGAGATATTGCGCCAACAAAGCAAGAAGATCGTAAGAATACTGAAAGGAGAGCCATGAACAAAGATGCACACGAACGCAGGATGCAAGCTATGTTGAACATTGCTTGGGAAGTTGAGAACCTCATGGACGTTGAGAACCTCATGGACGTTGAGAACCGACTAAAGGATAACGAAACAGTCCAGCTTAAAGTTGGCGAGTTTGTCGAGTTTGCGCGGCATTATTGCGCTATTGCCGACCAACTGGATGAATGTATCCAATGTTTCAAGCTGAACGCAAAGACGCATCTGATTTTTGCCAAGGAAACAGAAAAGATACTGAAAGGAGATCCATGAGCGCAAAAATGAAAACATCGCCAACGCAACTATCATTGGCGCACCTACGCAAGACCTGTGATCTAGTGGAGGTCGTTGAGAAGTGGAACAGCTTCGTGAAGATCCGCCAAGACCTGTTCGGGATCATCGACATTCTCGCATTGCGTGGGGCTGAAACAATCGCTGTGCAATCGACATCATGGGGCAACACAAAGAGTCGCATTGACAAAATGAGCGAGTCGCCGAACATCGCCGCCATTCGCGCCGCAGGGTGGAAAATCCTCGTGCATGGCTGGAAGAAGAACGAGAAAACAAACCGCTATGAACTGAAAGAAATCGACATATCATGATCTGTTACAAAGATAAAACCTTTTGCCCGTTTTACGAAACGTGCAACAAGCAAAACGATTGCAGCCGACCACTAACGCCACAGGTAAAAGCTGCCGCCGCTAACTGGTGGGGAAGTGATGCTGCGCCTGTTGCTGTATTTGTTGACAAGCCTCAATGCCACAGTGACAACCAAGAAAAAAAAGAACCATGAACACACAACAATATGACGGAAAAGGAATTAACTGAAGGCAATTACACTGCGAAAATCAAAAAATCAACTAATTGTTACGGGGTTTATTATTACACAGTGACATTCACTTACAATGTGCAAGGCCGTGAAGATTTTATCGAATTAAAATCGTATCAAACTGAAAAAGCAGCTATAAAAGGGGCGAACAAAATACTTGCAATTTGTCAACAACCATGAACACACCAGAAAAAGAAAAAATGACAAAAACAGAACACCTACAAAAAATCAAAGCAGAGTGCGAGCGTTTGCTTGCGTTTTCAGAAAAAGCGACAATATCAAATTATTTTATATGCGAAGGACGATGCGAAGCTGGATGGCGTAGCACGATTGCGGCGATTGATTGCATAGAAGACATGGCAGAACACATTGGCAACCATCAAGCTAGTCTCATCATAGCCGCATGGCCAACCGAACTACTCCAATGAGCACACCAGAACAACAACTGTCAGAATCCCTACTCGCAGCGTGCAAAGCGGCGGGGATTGAATCGCCAAGATTTATCGCGCAGGATGCAAACGGCGATGTAATGCATTACACAGCAATGCCAGTGGCAAGCTATTCATGCGACATCTGGAGCGATTATCAAAATGATTTCAAACTACTTGAGCACCCGCCCTACGCCGACGACTGGCAAGACAGCTTGCTTGAGTGGGTTGAGCCGCAAGGCGAACCACTAGCGGAAGTTCTAACGCAGCATGGTGACCTTATCGGTGACACTACCGAAATGGTAATCCTCTATGATGTTGCTGACACCAGCAAAAAGATCGACATGCAAGATGCGATTGCTGATGCGTATCGCAAGCACGTTGAGCGTTGCGGATTGAAAACCTACGCTCAGACCTATCGCCAAGGATGGCAGGATGCGCTCGCATGGAAAGCCATGGCAGAGAAAGGAGGCGCAAGTGAGTGAGGCAGCATCATTTATCACGCTTGCAATTGTGGCGATTTGCACTTGGTTTGCGTTCGTTATTACTGCTGATAAATACGAAGACCTGAAAAAACAAGCCATAGAGCGCGGACACGCTGAATACGTGGTTGACTCGGACGGAAAAACAACTTGGCAATGGAAGGAGGCGAAATGAAATGGGAAAAATCACGATTAGGCGGATGTCACGTAGTAATTTCCGATGTAATAACCATAGAGGTCTACAAGTCGTACTCGTCAAGAGATTGGGTATATTATTTTCTTAATCGCAGATCCATAAAATCATACGAAACTATGAGAGAAGCAAAAAAAGAGGCAATCAAACATTGTGAAAATATACTAGCTAGAGGGCTTGCGCAATTAGAGAAAGGAAAAACAAAATGACTGACGAACAAATAAACATCGCGATTGCGGAGTCGCTGGGGTGGACTAATTGCCGTCTGGTCATTAAAGGTGCTGGCGGCGGCACTCGATACCCAACCGCTCACGGAATGCCTCCAAATCGTAAATATGAGTCATCTTGCCCAAACTACACCTCCGACCTAAACGCTTGCCATGAGTTTGAGAAGTCGCTAAATGATGGCGATTACAATAAATACTACCGTCATTTATCAACTGCATCTTTGCGAGATTTTGAAAACAGCACACATTTTAGTGCCGACCCAATTTCGGCAACCGCTCGCCAACGCTGCGAGGCTTACCTCAGAACCCTAGGAAAATGGAAAGAATGAAAAACAAACGTAAGCAAGCGCGAGCCTCGCACCTTTTCCGCAAGCGCAGGAGCATTTGGTGGGTGATGCTAGATAATCGCAACCCCGCATGGGAGAGAGCCTATGAAGTATCGTGGGAGGGGATGAGAAAACGGCACAAGCGAAAACCATGAGTAAAAAACAAAATAAACCATCAACACGCAACATGAATAATAAATTTGAAGAGGGATGCAAATGTCCCGAATGCCATCAAGGCATCATGCAATATCCGCAAGTCGAGAATTGCTCATGCCACATAAACCCACCATGCAGTGCTTGCACTAGTAACTCGTTGACATGCAACGAATGCGGATGCGAAGAGCCAGAACCAGAACCATTGCCGCAGCCAACTCTAAAGAAGCTCGCACAAAAATTTGAACATCTTGGCGACTCAGCCGAACGGACAAGCTCTGCTGTTCCTACTCATGTAGGCTGAGTCGCTAACCAAAAACAAAACACCATGAACGACTTAAACCAACTAATCTTGAAATGGGCTGATGACAAGGGCATCTTAGCCAACGGAACACCAGAGGGTCAGCTTGCCAAAACGCTTGAGGAGCTAATCGAAACGGCTCAGGCTGTGGCTTTGTATGACAATCAATCGCGATATGATACTAGCGAGCGTGATTTCCTAGAAGAAGTCAAAGACGGCATCGGGGATGTTTATGTTACGCTGGTGATACATGCAAAAATGAATAACTTCGAGAATATTGGAATTGCCAGCATTGATGAGTTGTCGAACAAAGAAGCGTTTGAGCAAATAGGAAAATGCGTCATTGATTTAATGAGCTTCCGCCACGCTGATACATACGCTTACGCAAATGCTTGCTTGGATCAGTTGTCAATGAGTCACCGTCTAAAGCTTAACGAGTGCGTAGAGCATAGCTACAACGTAATCAGCAAGCGCAACGGGACGATGATCAACGGCGTTTTCGTGAAGGACAACTAACAATTTTGAGCGTGTGGCGGAATTAGACGCAAGCACAAGAGGGATCATTGGCCGCCCCAAGATGATTCAACGATGCTGACAAGGCGGGGCTTAAGCCACAAGTCACATTGCAGGTGCAAACCCTGCCACGCTCGCCAATCACCAACAAACAAAAAACATCATCCAATAAACGATGACAACAATAGAAATAACAAAAAAGCAATTGATGGACGCAACGCGTGATTTCATGCAATACGCTGATACTCCAGAAGTTGTTCAATTTACAAACATGGTAATCCGTGAAATGATAATGCACGACAGTGCTCCACTCGGGGAGATGTGCTTAAAGCTATTTAAAGCAATAATAAATGATGAAAAGAATTATTGCGACCATGACGTAATTGAGAAAATTAAAAAATTAGCAGAAAAAGTAAAACAAGATAAATACTAAAACTATGAATGAACCAATTTATACTATGGATGAACTAATTTATAAAACACGCCAATGGTTTTACGCAAAAGAAATCATTAAAAACAGTAATCCTCTTAAACAATTAGAGAAAACCCAAGAAGAACTTACTGAAACGAGAGATGCAGTGGTCAAATTGAAATACCTAGGTGCGAATGTGGAATTACAATCTGGTGTTGGTGCTGACGAATGTCTTGATCTTCTCAACGAAATCAAAGACGGCATCGGCGACACAGTGGTCACACTCATCGGAGTCTGCGAAATGTATGGTTTTACACTTGAGGAATGTCTTCAGATGGCTTACGATACAATCAGCAAGCGGAACGGCACAATGATCGACGGCATTTTCGTGAAAACAAACTAATCTCCAACTAATAAATAACATGCAAATACTAAAAGCAAACATAGGACTACAGAAGATCGAAGGCGTAAAAGTTTTCGACACAAAAACAGGCGAGAAATTCGTCGCAATCCCAGTAAAAGCTGCAAACATCTTCGTCTCAGACAAGGGTGGGATTTACCTGAATTGCGACATTCTTGAAAATAAGAAAGGCGAGGATCAGTATGGGAATACCCACATGATTACACTCGACATCGGCAAGGATCGACGGGGCGCCGGTGAAAAAGGCGCGATTCTTGGAAACTGCAAAACACTTACGATTGGACAATCTCAGAAGTTGAAAGACGACCAGGCTGATGATATTCCATGGTGATACTTTATAAACCTTCCTCGCCCAGCAAGTGCTGACGCGAAGAAAAACCCCTGCCGCTCTGTTCAGGCGCGGTGGGGAAACAACTCTCAAGAACACACGATATGAATAAACAACCAAGCACAACGAAGAAGATAGAAGCATGGCTTCTTAAAGGACACAAGATAACCCCGCTACAAGCACTCCAGAAATGGGGATGTATGAGACTGGCAGCGCGGATTGCAGAACTCCGCAACAAGGGGATTGATATCAGCACTACTAAGGTCAAATCCAACGGTAAAACCTACGCACAATACAAGGCTCTATGAAAAAAAGAGCCAAGAGAGCGAGCGACGAAGGCTTTAGCATGATTTGCGGCAGACCGAGACACAAGCCGTGGGAGCAAAAGGCTACGATTGTCCTGCGCTTGTCACAGGAAACGTATCAGCGTATCAGGCGACTATCCTTGCGTAACAAGTGCAACCCTAGCCAAGCGGCAGAGTTGCTCATGCGCACGGAGGAATCAGAGAAGATCGAGCCGACAATGCCGATTGACTACTCATTCCTAGAAAAGAAAGGCAACAGCTACACAGTATTAGACATTCTTAATTTACCATGAACACACTACGAGGATTTCCAAAACGTTACGAGGATGCCCCACCAGCGACAGGTGACGGATGGTTGGCAAACTATGCCAAAGCACTCGCTACAACCGATTCTGGGGGCATTACGATCCTTTACGGAGGATATGGCACAGGCAAGACACGCATGGCTTGGGAGGTAGCTAGGGCGCACAAGTCGAAGAATCCAACAATGAGCAATGGTGGGATTGGGTGGACGATAAACACGAAGAAGCGTCCGATGCTTTACACCACGGCAATGAATCTGTTTACGTCGATCAAATCGTGCTACTCACCTAATTCGCAGAAGTCAGAAAAGGAAGTGATACAAGAGTATTGTGAAGCTGCCTTGCTGGTGATTGATGAAGTGCAGGTGCGAGCGGAGACAAAATTTGAGGATGACAAGCTAACAGCTATCATCGACGCACGATATGCTGCTGACATGCCGACCATCTTGATTTCCAATTACACATGGGAGAAGCTGGCATCCACGCTGTCTCCTGCGGTGATTGATCGGATCGAGGAGAACGGGGCGAAACTACTATTCAACTGGGAATCATTCAGGAGAAAGCAACAAGCCTAGCCCTCAACCTTCTTATAGACATTGACGTATCGACCTTTGATTAGGAGCTTCCGACATGTCAACTCCCCCTTTTCGTGCATCCTTTTCATCCTGTTTCTGACGGGTTGATAAGGACTGCCTAGTTTTGCAACAACCATCTCAACTGTAAATTCATCTGGAGACATTTCTGTTTGATTGAATTGCTCCAGAATCCAATCCATGCCTGTTACTTTTGGGATGCTCTTTGCCATTACGGGATGTATTTGCGTTGGTGGAATAGTGGAAGGTCGCCTTTGTCGGTCGTTCTTGCGTCTAGGATGATGCAGGAAGGCTCTGAGATGGCATCGGGGACTACTTTGTAGCCATGACGAGTAAGACCCTGCCACGCGCCTGTTATGAGCGATGCTTGGTTGCCGTCCGTCCAGATGCCGTGACGGTGACGGTGCGCCCGACAGATGACGGATGGCACACGCCTTCCTACTCTAGCACGGGTGTGAGTGATGACACCCAGGGCAATGCTGTGCGCTCCTGCTTCCAGATACGGACGGGATGTTGCGGAAATGTGGTGCGCAAAGTTGATTAGCGTTCCGTTAATCTCGATGTCTAGGTTATCCCATGCGTTCTGACCATTCTCGGGATTTTTGGATGCTCCTAGTGCTTTGCCAAGACGAATCTCGTCATTGCGGGTATGGCACTCTGTTCCCTTGATAATGTGAACACCTGATGCTTTGCTTGCCACTGGCTCTAGGATCTCCATGACGGCAGAGGATTGATCTCCGATGTCTGCACTCATAACTTGAGTGGTGCGATGGTGTAGCCCCTCTACCAAGTCGCCATTGATGACTAGCTCGTATGGCTCATCGCCTACGATTTTAGATACCCACTGATGGCAATCTTCCCAGCAAGCCCATAGCCATTTCTGGAACGGGTTTTGACCGATAGGGAATCCCTCGTTAGATACGAAGTTAGCTGGCCATAGACCCACGACAGAACCAATATGCAGGTCTGACAGTAGAACGATAATTTTAGACTTGCTTTTTATTGGTTTCATTTGCGTATAATGTTGCTCAAACTAGGCATTATTGCCCATTTTTGCGTAGAATATTACTCAGATTGTAAAGCGGATGCGTGAGCGGATCTTGGAAAGGTGCCGAGATTTGAGGTAAACCCCGCCTCCTTCTCTTGATCCTGCTGCGTCAGTATTACCTTCCACAGTTGTAATGTTCCCATCATAGTCGGGTGACGACACAGCAATGCCGATATGGGAGAATGTAAAGACTACGATGTCTCCAGGGAGGATGTCTCCACCATGAGGTTTCTTCGTGTTGGTTGTTTCATCTTGTTCAAGTGACCAGTTCTCAAAATCCCATGCGCCAGCGGTGCGAGGACGTTTGAACGTCTTGGTCTGCTTAACTCCCGTAGATGCCATAGCTTCGCGAACTACCCAGCAGACGAACGCAGCGCACCACGCCCATCCTTTCTTGGGATTGAGCCATGTAGCTGCCTTGTATTCGTCAACGCGAACTCCGCAATTAGTGTCTCTAATCTCGCGCACACCGACTTCCGCCTTGGCGATGCGAACGATTTCTTTTGCGAGACTCATAGTTTCTTGATGATTTGCCATAGGCTTAGCAACCCTACAATCAAGCCGACTAATAGACCGCTGATGCGCAGTCCATACTCAACTTGCTCTTGTAGAGATGTGATGACACCAAGAAGCGGTGCAATCGTGCCAATAGTGCTATGACCAATGTCCTTCACTTTTATTAAGCTTAGGATTTGCAATTTATTTTGCGTCAGCGGCTTTGATTAGCCCGACACCAGCGATGACAGCGGCAAATGCTGCGGCAAAGTCTGGAGACTCACCAGAGATGATCTGGATGGCTACGTTGGAAGCTGTTGCTACGATTGTAAGAATGCCTAATACGGTAGTTTTCATAATTTTATTTGGTTGTATCATGCCCACCATACGGATGGAACATCGTCTGAGATTGGTTTAGGAACGGGAACTGGATCTCCGTTTTCGTCATCAAAAGTGAAGTCGGATGCCCAAAAGATATACTTCTCTGCACCGCTAGGAATAGGAATGCCGACAAGATCGCGAAACAACACCCACCATTGACCATCACCGTTATGCTCGCCGATGACGCACAGCGCGTGTTCGTGACTGGCAAGGGATGATCGAGGCTCTCCATTGTCGTCAACAGATGTAAAGCCACTGGCTAGACCGAACTGAACGGCAACCTCTTTGCTTGGAAATTTCAAGATGTAATCTATAGTCACGTTGTGAGTGATTGAAGTTTTGCATTGGGGAGGCGTTTGTTATAATATCGTAAAGAACTAATACATTTGTTAGAAAAAAATGAAGTAGGAACTTGAGAACGCTCGTCAGTTCCAATATTCATTTGTGACAACCCGATTGGCAATGCTCCCGATGTATCGGTGACTGCTGAGCCACCATTGCGAGATGCTGCAAAGTCATTAACAGAATAAGCTGTGGCAACTTTATTGACACTGCCGATAGTTCCAACTGCACCAAGATTTAATGTTGCAACAATAGAGCTTCCTGAATAATATACTGATCTCATT